GCCTGCGTACTGCTCGTCGGGCGTTGCGGCGATTAATCGTCGCACACCTAACTCGTCTGCGCAGATCTCAATGAGATCTTCGCACGACTTTGCAGTGAGCGGTAGCCCCTCTTTCGCTAACCTGTTACGGTGAGCGACGAGGGCGAGCAAGTCCGACACTGACGACACACCATCGACCTTAAGTCGAATCGGTGTAACCTCTTCGCAATTATACGCGTCGAGGCCACAGGACTCCCTGAACCCGCCGAGGCCACAATAGCTCTTACTAACGTTAACTTTCATGTTAACGCGTTCGAAAGCTCTCGTGACTACGGTCAGTTCACTAGGAGGAATCACTATATCGTCTCCAAACACAAAAACAGACGGAAACTCAGAAGGGATAGTGCCCTTACCAAGCTTAGATCTGTCATTGTGGCATAGCCATATTGCTGCACACGAAACGCTCCAAGCCACCAGCGACAATACCGGGAAACAACACGCAGACCCCATCGGGGCATGCATGTAAAGTTTCCTGACATCGCCATCTGGGAGGACAATGTAGCGAGCGCGCACAGCGGTTAGATCCCGTAGCAGAGCTGGCGGCATTATTGCCGACACTAAGCTATACGGAATTCGATCACTGGCGTCGCTTAGATCGATAGTACCATACAAGCCAGGCCGACTTGACCCGAATAGAGCCAAGGAAGCATTGACTAGTTGGTCATCGAACTGAATCGTGCTAAGCAACTGATCTAGCAGGGGATGGTACTTAAACCACTGTTCCTGCGAAACCAATAGCTTACATAGCCGATCCGCAACTGCCTGTTGCATCCACATGTGCGCTGCACTGTGGGGAGCAATAAGCCGCGGACCGCGCGCGTCTTTAGGGACGGCGCGAAGCTTGCACCAGGAGGGCCAGTCTAAAGGCTGGAACTCGGGGATAAAGCTCGGCGATGGAACGAACCACTCTGAAAACCTCCTTAACGACGCTGGAACGTCTCTCGCAATCGACGCGTACTTATCAATACGCTTCGAACCTGCGTTAGATGTTGTTCCGGGGCCATGAGAAGGCTTCAGCGGTTTTCTGTAACCGAGGGCGCGCCGGTAGCACAGCCACCGAGCGACGTAGAGGAGGTCGTAGAGCTCTGAGTCGGCCCCAGAAGGAGCTGAATAAGAGTCACAACGACCAAGACCTCTGCGCGCAGTGGTGCTTTGCTGAGCCCACCGACGACAGCTCTCGTTACGTTCAAGAAGTTTTTGGATAGCTTCATTGATTGACTGTTTGGACGATTCAACCTTAACCTTGTACGTGTAATTCAGAATAGATCGATAAAGCATCAGTAGACGCGAGTCCGCTGATACTTTAAAGATTTCTGGATAGTCACGATACAAACAATCACGAGATCCGTATTCGTCAAGAACACGAACCAAGCGATGATCGTATTCCTTGAGCGTCTTGTTATCGACGTCCAAGAAACGATTTAAGTTTACATCGTATCCGGTTGATACTTCGTGTACTAAGGCTTTATGGAGTATTCTAGCTACTTTCATAGACAGTTTATGTCGTAACCTATCTCGCACACGTCACCACTGGGGCAATTTGCCTCTATCGGCTACAGATTACTCATCCGTAGCCGACGTCAACAGTCGGTTTATTCGACCGACTTGTTGGCGATCCCGGCGTCGTACGACGTCTCGGCCATCAAAGCTTCGAGAACGCTACGCGATGCAAGAGCATCACTAGCACTCGCAGCCAGAGGCAGAAACGAAGTATGCGTTTCGACGACAGGCACCTTAGACCCGTCCGTGAGAGTCACCATTTGAGTGACGACACGGGAGGTTCGGGTGCCAGCGACTCCACCTTGCTTCGCAGCAAGGGATTGGAACCGCACAGTCGTAGGGACCGAGCTAACGATAGCGCCATAAACGGCGCTGCCATCGCCGGTACCCTGGAGGCTATAAGCCACAGTGTTGATTACGCGAGACATGTTGAGTTGTTGGTTGATGCGGCAATGCCGCGGTTGGTTAACGGTAACCGTATCTATTGATACGGCGCATAAGAGAGCGAAGCGAAGCTCCTCTATCTGGTATCACTTGTGACACCATAAGAGCAAGCGTACTAAGCTTTCCTAGATCTGTGGGCAGGCGAACCGACGGAACCTTCCAGCTACCTAGCGGGGGGGTCGAGGACCTATAAAAGGCCTTAACCTCTTGCGTGGTGAGCCGGTTGTTATCCATTGGATTGACAACCCATTGAGAAATGCGATCGTGTAATCTCCACGACCAACACTCCTGCTTGACGTCGATATGATACAGCAGGTTTCCCTGCAGATCATTAATAACGTCGCCTATCGACACGAACCAGTCAGCTACGAAACTCTTAGGAGCTAACTCCCAAAAGGTCCGAAGAGACGGAATACCGCCGATGCGAGCGAGCCGAGACATAACGTCCCAGATCCTCGTATCGTAATACGGTTTCACGTCGATAACGGCTGAGTAAGTAATAGATCCCTTATGGGATTCTAACTGAGGGACTAATGCTTCTTCATAATGTTGAAGCGTCCCCTCAGACGTGACTTTCCGGTGATTGGCCTCGATCAAGGACCAGTCATCGGAAACACAAAAACTTACATTGCGTAGACCTTCGAAGCGACGCACTGCGTTTGCTCCGGTAGACCACGCATCGAACTCAGCCAGGGCCGATTTGAAAGCACCAAACAAGGGAATCCAGCCAAACTTGACCCCTAACGTTAAGTTAGTGGCATTTGACCGAAGTCCTTTATATGTATTCACGAGCTTGAGCAACTGGGGACACTCCGGCAATTCGCCGATGGTCTCCGCGATATCACCATTATATTGGTAGATACGTTGCCGAGCGCGCTGAACAGCATTGTTTAGTGACACCCGTGAACGCCAACGAAAGGGCCAGGACGGAAGGATAGACTCTTGCTTCAGGTCATTAAAGACCAAAGAGCAAAGAGGATCCCGTACGTACCAGCGCTCAGCGTCGTCGTAAAACACGGTCGAGAAGTTCCACCCGTCTACGTTGTAGTTCGTATTGTGCATACGGAGACTACTCATATTAGGGTAGCACTTTTCTTCCCACCGATTAGCCTCACCGAACCGTTTGAGACGGTTACGGTGTGGTTCGTCGATGAAGAAACCGTACTCACGATTCGACAACTTACGCTCAACTGGGTACTGATCAGAACACTGCACGGTGCCGTTCGTCGGATGGCTGCGAAAGCCTCCTGTGACGACATTAGCAGTGCTATTGTCAAGTACAATTGAGCGGTCGTATTCTCGTGTTCTCATA